TTAACTAGCCGGCCCTCCCTTAAACCATCCGAGCACTTTCAGCAGGTTCTCATAGAGTGATACGGCGGCGACGAAAACCGCGAGTATCGACAGGATCAGCAAGCGCATGAAGCGGCCCACGGTGCGCAAATCCCGCACGAGCTTGAAGCCGTCGCGCACGTCCTCTGCCGGTAGCTCGACGACAGCCTTGAGCGTTTCAAGTTCGTCCTCCCGAAGGGTCGCCAGCCATTCGCGAGCGTCATGGGGCAGCTCAATAAGTTTGGTGGGCGCGCTCACGTGATCATCCATCCTTCGGCTACAGCACCGAGACTTTGCAATTAGGCGCCGTCGCTCCTGTCAGGGAGACGAAGACGTTACCGGCGGACGTGAACACCAGCTGCTGCTTAACGTCGCTGTCTCCGTCAACATCGGCGGCCGCCAGCTTACTGTCGGGCACAGGCACGATCTCGCCGCCGTCGACCTGCGTATGGACGCGCAGTGTGCCGCCGCCAAGGCTGCCGCTGTAGCTCAAGACGCGGTAGCCAGCATCGCTTCGGGCGTCGATCCCGAAGCTCTCCGGCGCAGCCGTATCGGCAGTGAATGTCTTGGTAGGCATCGTGGCCTCCTATTTGCGGCAGCCGGGATCCTGCCGGCATTGCCTGTTGTTGGACGAGATTGCCGGCCCGGCCGTTGCATCCTGGGACGCCGCCCTGGCCGCTTCCGCGCTAGTGAAGCGAATGAACTGGTAGCCGGAGCCCTCAGTCGCAGGCACTGTCTGGCAGGCCGCTGTCGCGCATGAACACAAGGCAACGATCGCGATCCGAAAGCTTCCTGAAATCCGCATTGCTCTTCTCCAGATGCTGGATCCGCTCCAGCGCGTTCTTGCCGGCCTCAATGGCGAGCGCCTGGCGCTCAACGCGCTGGCCGTACATGCAGGACGGCACGGCCATCAGGGCCGCGCCGACGATCGCTCCAATACCGCCGGTGACCCACTTCATCGCCGCTCCTCCTGACGCATGACCTCTGGGTCACTCGGTAGGACGGCCGGCCGCGGCCGCATCCAGATGTTGATAAGGAAGGCGCCGGCGATCACCCAGCGCTGATACTCGGCCGGGATAAGCGCCAGCAGCTCGGGCGAATTCAGGAGATCCGGCGCGACGATCGCCAACGTCAAGACGAGGTTAAGGATCCAGGTGCGGAAACGGAAGATGCGCTCAAACAGCTTTTTCATGCCCGCGCTCCGAAGAGCTTCGTCAGCAGCTGCGCGAGCCCAGCCCAGAGCGAGGGTCTTACGGCCGGGATAGGTACTGGGGCGGGCGCCGCGACCGGCGGCTTTGGCAGCGGCGTCAGAGGCTCAGCGTCCGCAGCCGCAAGAACCTGTCGGAGCACCGCCTCGACGCGCTCAGGCTTCACCAGCGCCTTGTTGAGCCCGTCGCCGGCGTAGTAGCTCTGGCCGCGCTTCAGATCGCGATGCGCACCCCTGCACGCTGCGAGGACAGGGAAGCTCGCCCATTCCTGTGCCAGCGCCTTTCCGAAGACGGAGATCGACATATCTCCGGCGATGAACTTGTCATACCCGCGGCGAAGCAGCAGGTAATATCCAAGCTTATCCTGCAGATCACTGTCGAAGAGGAGATCGCCCCGCAATGCCGGGATCTCCTGGGCGATGCCGATCAAGGTCGCGCGCATGAACTGATAGAAGCCGGCGGCGCTTGAAGCCGTCGAATAACCCCAGCTCCTTTTTACCCAGGCCTTGTTCCCCCAGTTCGCCTGGGCATCGACAATCTCACCATACGTCATGCTTGTGAGCGGCACGGGCAGCCGGTCCTGCCTATTGCCGAAAATCGTGTCGTACCCCATAGGCGCCTCGATACCGCCGACGAAGTCGAGCAGCAACATCGCCGGCGCCGGCACGATGGTCGGAAGTGTCTTGCGCATTTGAAAAGCTCCAGCATCCTCTATGCTGAAGTCTAATCGGGAGCAGGTAGGGTCAAATGGGATGGCGCGGACGCTTGGTCAGGCAGCTATCATTGATAGCTCCCGCCGCTTGTTTGCCTTGTTCGACGGCAGATGGAAGAAGGCAGCGCACGGTAAAAAGCAGGGGGCAAAGAAAAACCCCGCTCGATAGCGGGGCTCCCCAAGATGTGTGTCGCTGGGCTCACCCAGCCGCGACCAGATCAGCGCCCTGCTTGTCTCCCGAAAACACCAGTAGCGCACGGCTAAGCGCGCCGACGAGGGATCTTTTGTCTCCCCTAATATCACCCTCGATGTGGATCATGCTGTTGTGCCAGATATCTACAAGGCTGTCTTCGCTGACTTTTCGGCCGTCAAGTTCAACCGTATTGGACAGGAGCCACGTCGGCACGCCACAAGCTCCGGCCAGCTCGGCGACAGTGGTTGCCGGCGCAATAACCAGATCGAGTTCGGACATTAGCGCGGCCACGCCGTCAATGTCGTCGAACTGATCAAGATCCGAGAAGTTGATCAGCTTGCCGGGGAACCGTTCTTCCACCCACGCCAGTTCTTCGCTGCACTCGTCGTATTGTAGATTGACGAATTGCACGCCCTCGATCTCGAAGATAGGCGCGAGTTCCTCGACGTTCAGATAGTGAAGGTTTCGCGAGAACGTCGAGACGCTGCTGCGCCAGTTGATCCCGACGAGCAATCGGCCCTGCGGAAGCCTACGCCTGAAATCTTCCGCTCGTTTTGCGTCTTCGACCAGATACTTCTCGCCGTGGAAGTCCGGATAATCGCGGCGGTACTTCGCCAACAGGTCAACCGTGAGGATTGCGCGGTCGCTTTTCAGCAGATGCTCATGCCCGACATTGTCGAGGATGTAGCGCAAATCATACGCCGGAAGTTGCGAATAGAGGTTGATATCCCGCAACACGCCATGCCGAAGGACACGCGCTACCGGGATGAAATCCAGATCGGGAAACGACCTTTCCATGATCGATTGTAGCCGAGGATCACAGGCGATCGAGAAGCGTCCGAAATCAGGATCTTTGGCAATGTCCGAGTAGATTTGCGCCGCACGGATTTCGTCTCCAGGGCCAAATACGCTCAGGAAGAAGACGTTTTCTGAACTGAAATCACCATCAACGATCTCAGGGTCGGTGTAGTGCTGCGGATAATTCTTGCGAACATCCCTATGAGGCGAGATATCCCGCTGCGACAGCATCGCCTCATGTATCCTCCTCGCGCCGTTCAGGATTTTGCGCAGAGACATTTCGCCAACGTCAAGCTTTCTCTCGTTCGCAGCCTCAATAAGCTCTTCGCCCCATGCGATATTGCCGGATATAACCGCGACCCTCATAGCTTCGCGGTAGGCGTTAACGTGTTCGTATTTCGTGATGGCCCGGGTGCAGATATCACGCGCCTTGTCAAACTCGTCTTGATACGAATAGGCTTGGCTCAGCGCTACCAGTAGGGGCAGGCTTTCGCCCTTATCTTCGATTAGCTCTAGGATGATCGGAAGCGCCCTCTCTGGACGCTCCAGAATAATCCATGCCTTCGCCTTTTCGAGCGTTATGTCGTTGTCCAGAGACATGATCGAGAAAAAGATCTTCTCAAAACTGTCAACGCCGCATTGGTCCTCAAGCCGCTCCGCCAGCATCATCGTGTTTCCGAGGTTCTCCGGCGAGGCGACTGCGGACCCCATTGCCGCCCACAGAAACTTCTCGCGGTCAAACGGCTCGACGAAGCGGATGTCTTCCGCAATCCGGCTCAAATTTCTTCCCCTATTCCTCGGAAAGCCGGCTTTGAAGTCGAACTCAGCGAGCAGTACGGCGGACGAAAACTCAAATCTCAAGTTCGCCGCTCCGATAAGCAGTTGAATTGCCTCTTCGTAATACTGGTTGCTGGTCAGGAGTTGATAGCACCCGTCAAAAACGTCATTCAGCCTGCGAGTGCGGAAAGCGAACTGCAGGAGCGCCAATAAGGCGGAAGCTTCAGCATCGGTCATGCGGTGCGACTTAGGTTGCTCGCCATCCTCGGACTGCGCCGCCCGGCTCAGGGCTAATCCCTGCCTCAGTAGGTCGTATGCGTCCTGATCAACCTTGTTTTCTTCTAGATGCCATGAGAAGTGCTGCAACAACTTGTCACTAAATGCCCTCATCAGCGGCATGTTGAGGATGTACGCGAACACGTCGCTAGGCACCACAACACGGACCTTGCGCAGAAATTCCGATACCTCGTCCCAGTTAGACAGCAAGCCGACTATGCGGCAAATAAACGCAACCTGAAACACTCTCGCAGAATTGTCCGCGAGGATGACGTGAAGATTTAGATTTCGTACCACCACGAGAATATCTCGCGCGCTCAAGTGCGGCAGCACCTCTTGGCTAAGAGCCATCGGCCAATCGTCCGACTTAGATACTCTCCTCAGGAGGTTTTCCCTGTCCTTCTGGGCCTTCGGGACCGTCAACGGAGATCTACGCAGTTGCCGCTCTCCAATGATTCTCATGCACGCAGCCGCCAACCCCGCGTGACCGTCGGGACTGGCGAGGTATCTCGCGTACAGCAGATATGTGCCGGCAAAGACTTGCAAAGAGTTCAGCTTGGCGCGACGGCGCTGATAGACCTTCCAGCCCCTCCGCTCAGAACACCTATCGTCAGTAACACCCCACCCGGCATAAAACGGCAACCCGACAGTCGTCACCGGAATATTACGCATGACGGCTTCCATCCCGACCAGCGAAGAAATCGTGTACACGCGCTTCACCGATTTCATCAGATCCAGAAGGCCGACTGACGGCGGTACAATAATCGCCATCTTGGCTATCTGGCGGCGATTCTCTTTATATCGCTCCGGCTTGTTGTAAACGTCAGGATGAGGCCGATAGACAATGTCGCAGCCTGGATTTTCGCTTCTCGCCAAGGCAACCAATGATTCGGATGTCCATCTGTCAGGATTGCCGTAAACAATGGAGGCATCCCCGGGCACCTGGCCGATGACAAGCACAACCTCTCTGCGACGGATCGAAAGAAACTCCTCGGCCGCCCCACGCAAGCCGTTGTATTTGGTCAGGTTCGTTTCAAGGATGAAATCGAGATGCTTCCTCGCCAGCCGCAGGAACTCGGGATCGCGGAGCCGAGGATCGGAATTTAGAATATCCTCCAGCTCGGACGGTTGGCGCGGGTTGAAGTATAGCCCCTTGCTGTCGACGACCAGCGAGTAAGGCGTCGAATGGTTCGCGCCCAGTTCGACCGATCGGATAAAGCCATCTTCCATCCGGTAGATGTTATATCCGAGCCGCCTGGCCAGGCGCGTTACCGCGGGGCTTGCGTCGTTGTACCCCCAGATCATCAGGTCTCGCGATAAATTCCGGCACTCCCAAAGCAATTTCGCTGCGCTTGCCGGGTTCATTTTCCTTGGGAGGTACGCAGTCCGGAACTCGCTCATGTAGTCGCTGACGAATCCAAACTTCCAATGATTGAAGCCCATCATCAGCATGATCGGAGGGCCGGCATTCTCACGGGCGACCTCCCAATTCTTGCCAACGAAGGTTGTTCGCCGTAATGCATTTTCGTCAGCAAAAACCTCATCGTGAGGCACAACCCTGTAGGGATATGCCGGCGCGGCTTTCTTTGGCGCAGCCTTTTTCGGAACTCGCTTTGTGAGCTTCGATAGACCCTTGGCAAGGGCTACGACGTGTGAGAAAACCGCTGGCACTTCAACCCCGAACGCTTGAAAGTTTAAGGATTGCGGGGTTTAAACAAGGATACTCTTCTTTGTCAAACGCGAGATACAGGCGAACGCCACATACAACGACTGCGAGAATTATCCCGGTACGGTATTCGCGCTGGAAGCCTCCATTCGAGGAGGATGAAGGGATAGAGGTGATCGAGGCGCTTGAAGACTACCGCAACGACGCCCGATGGGACGAACCGGTGGCCGACCGCGAGCCCCGATTGCTGCCAGCCGGCACAAACTCGCATCTGGGCGAGTATGCGGACAGAGAGCCTGACGACGACATTGACGATAGCTTTGACAAGGAAATGGAACTCCTGAAGGAGGCGGACACCAGGGACGCTTTCGTATCCATGGTGCACCAGGATTAGCCCCCCCCTCTATACGTCTTTTCCACCTGCAAACAGTTCGCTGCGGTCGATTTGGGTTTTCGCGGCGTTCTCAATGGCAGTATCCCGGACGGCTTCAAGCTTGGCAAGCGTTGCTAGGTGATCACCCAGTACCTGCTCCATCTTATCGTCCGGTTGCGCGATAAGCTGCGTATGGAGGCGCTCGGTTTCTTTCGCGATCTCATCACACAAAGCCGAGATGTTGGCGAGAACTTCAGAGTCGATAGCCATGTTGTTTTCTCCTTACGGTGCTGTTGCGAGGACCACCCAGGCACCGGCGCTCTTGCGCCAACGCTCTGGCTGCCCGCTGACGATGGTTTCGAGGATTGCTTCGTCGCCATCTCTCCCGAGGGAAGCGGTGGGGGCGGAAGTTACGAAGTACCTCTGCTTGTCGCCTATGGTCGCGCCCTTCGCCACGCCGGTCCCGGTAATCCGGTTTGGCAGGAGCTGCCCGAAGTATGCGCCGACAAACGAAGGCTGCATTTCTCCCGATACGGACGGTGAGAAATAGTTCACCGCCGAAAGCTGGGCGTTGAAGAACGAAGGCGCGATCACCCTGACGGCAACTGCGTCGCCGAACAGGTAGAAGTTACGGCGAGCCTTGGTCGATGCGTCGTCGTTATCTTCGAAGGAGGGCTCCTTTAAGACGACATCGACACAGCCATTGATGATGCGAATGTTATCGCCATTAGCATCATCAAGCTGGTTTCCTTCCTTGAACGATCCGTCAACATGCAAACCACGCACCGCACGGCCGTAAATGTCGTATATACCAGAGCGACGGAAGTTCCTGCTGGAGACGACACCCTTGGCGCGGCCGGATGACGCGTTGTTGCAAAGCAACCCGACGTAAAAGCCTTCGGCATACCCGTTGAGATCGATGTCACCTGTGTATTTCTCAACGGTTGCCAGAGTTCCCGAGGCGGCAGCCACAAAGCTTGGCGTTATCGACAGAACGACAGTCGTCGCCGATTGCGCCGCAGCCTTCGTCAGCACCATCGTGCGTCCGCCAACCGTAATAGTCGATCCAGCTACGACATCGAAAGCCAGGCTTTGCAGGGTCACGGTCTGATCACCGATCGAAAGGGTAGCACCAAGAGTGTGCGAACCGCTCTGGCCAGTAAGGCGCGTTGCATAGCAGGACGTGTTGTAGTCGGTACGCAAGCACGTATCGACAGTGTCGATTTTAATTTTCTTGCCGCATCCGACGAGTTCCGTAGCGAACGGAACCTTCGTTCTGCCGGTAATTTCAACGTCGTCGCAGGCCTGCAGGAAGATCGCAGGCGTGAGAATGTCCTGAAAGCCATCATTCTCGTGCGTGATGTCGACCCCGTTGACGCGAAGGCCTGTCATCAGCCTCGCATCGATCGCGCGGGCCGAGGCACTCAACGCTCCGCGGCGGATAACGAGGTTGCTGAATGTGACCAGGGAACCTTCGTTGATCGCAATCCAGAGACCACCCGCGCGGGTTCCAGATAGCCCCGACATGAGAACGCCGGCAATCTGATAGTTCAGCAGTGTGCAGTTGTCGAAGCTGATGTTCTTCAGGATTTGGCCCGCGCTATCCCCCTGTGCCACCAGACCCCCGACGTCGCCAGCCGCCACGACGATCGGCGTCCTTACGCCATTAATGAAGACATTCCGGATGTCATAATCGTGGACACCAGAGAGGTATATGCAACCCAATCCGGCGTCTGGAGCGGGATTCTCCATGAAGACGCCGTCGATCTTGATGCGGCGGGGATGCCAAGACGCGGTGACGGCTGACGTGTCCGGAGCCGCCGGGTCAAAGTTTCCGCCCCAATGGTTCATGAATGCATAGGATATAAAGCCTCTGAACTTGAAGTTCTTGAAAGTGCAATCATGAACATTTCCGTAGAGGCCGAAGATGCTTCGACGACCCACACCAGCATCCACACCGATCATCGTGATGTTGCTCATATGGATGTTTGAGTATTCAGTACCGAGCGTGTAGTACTCGCCGATTACAACGGCATTATTGAATTCACCACTTATGGAGCCGGCTGTAACGCCTCGCTCAAATATAATGTTATGCATCTGACCCTTGTCTTTGAGCCAGAAGCCGCGATCCGAGTTCATATCGGAGCCGCCGTTCACGGTGACTTTGAACCAAACGTCACCAACGACTCCGACAAATCCATTGTTGACCGGCAAAGTGCCCTGTACTACGCAGGTTTTAGGGGGAAACCGGATTTCCTTCCCGGCGAATGTCGGTGATCCGGCCTTCACCACAGCTTCCGTGTCGTCTGTGACACCGTCAAGTTTTGCTCCGAAAGAGCGGATATTCAGGACGTCACCTACGATGTACCAAGCTCTGGCCGTGGTCCCACCGCTGCTGAAAAGCGTAGAGGTTCCATTGCTGGTCTGGGTGAACTCACCGCCGCCGCCGTCACCTTCCTCATAGTACCCGTTGACGCGAATAGTCTTGATACCTGCAGGGACTTCGACTGTCGGCATGCTGACGATTGTCGCATAGATCGGTACGCTGCCCTGACTGACAGCATTCGACGCCGCGGCAACAGCTATATCGCGTGCAGCCTCGGCCTCGGCTACAGCGTCCAAGAAGTTCGGCCCTGTGACGAGCCGCAAGCCTTGCTTCATCAGCGTATCGCCATCATTCAGATCGCTCGCGATCGACAGCGGTAGAGCACCAAATTCGATCCTTGCGGCCCGATCGACGTCCCGCCGCAGTTCTTGGTTCGTCGTTGCTATCTTGGAAAGCTCTTTCTCCAGCGCCGTCATGTCGAGCATAGTGCCCTTCTTCACGCCGGCAGAGCGTTCGGCTACGCGCTCAGAGGAGACAACGAACTCTGTCGTCGAGGGCACGTTTTCAGCAAATTCGATGGTGAAGAAATCGAAGGAAAGCCCGCTCACCTTGACGACTGTGACGGCAACGGGCGTGAACGGCTGGCCGGCAGCCGTCCGCGTGTAGACCACCACGTCCTCGTTATCGAAAATCTGAAGGCCATCAAAAGGTCCATAGACCTTGCCGCCGTTGCCGACGAGGATGTCGGTCTGGCGGGTACTGCGCGGAACGGGATACGGAGTGGTGCTCATAACGGCCCTGCCCTGATTGTCAGATCAGAACAGAGCCTACGGGCGGGGCGGACCCGTTTAGTGCGTCACGGTTCGCCCAACGCCGCTTCCGGCGCCGGCAGGCGGCGGAACTGCAATTCTCCGGGCTCCCACCAGGAGCTGTTCGCCCGTTTCTGTGCCTGGAAGCTCCTGTCCGCGTCCGGATCCGTCAGCCACTGTAGCTGATCGACGAAGGCGCGGCGGTACCACATGCGCGTCGCCGGATGCGAGGCAAGGACCGGCGTGTAGCGGCCGACATATTTCGAGGCATTGCGGCCGAGCTTCTGATCCTCGCCGCCCGGAATAAGCGCACGGATGGTGCGCAGCGTCAGATCCAGCGTGTCGCCGATAAAGGCGGCACCTGGTCCCGGCAGCGTCTCGGCGAAGCTTTGCCCGAAGCGGTTTTCAGCCCGGTTGACGAAGTCGGCGAAGAGACCGCCGCCGCCGCCCTTGACGAAGGCGCGCCCCCAGAAATCGAACGTGGTCATATCCTCCGGATCCTTGCCGTTGAGCACGTTCAAAACCTGCTGGTAGAAGGCAGCGCCGATCGTCAGCGGGATCGCCATGGCTGCAAAGTACCAGGCGCCGCGGGCGAGCTTGCCGCGGCTCGATCGAGCGAGCATCGAATAGAGGTAGACTGCCTCGAGCTGGCGGGCCGTGAAGCTCATGCCGAAGGACAGGAACTGCGAGCCGAACTCGCCGATCTCGCCGAGGATGGTGCCGCGTGGCACGCCGCCGGTCAGCACGCTCTTGATGCGCGGATCCCCGGCGGGCACCGATCGCTCCGACCATTGCAGGATCATCTCGGCATATTTCTCGGCGAGAGCGCGATCGCCGGTTTTGGCGAAGACGCCTCCCGGGTCGAGGAAGCCCATGTCGTCGACGCCGGCTCGCATCTTGTGCCAGTCGTCGGCCGTGATGCCAAAACCTTCCATCGCATTCTTCAGCAGCGGATGAAGCTCGATCCAATCGGTGTTCTTCTCGGCAAAACCGCCTAGCGTCTCATGCCAGGCGCCAGCCTCGACACGCTTGCGCGCATCGGTGAGCGGCGAAAGGCCGTTCCACGTCAGCGAACGATCGACCAGATACCGGCTCCATTCATGCCCGAACATCTGGTCGACGAAGCGGGCGTTTTCGTTCATCGTGTGCAGGTAATCTTCCCAGATCACCGCACGACGAGCCATTGCGCGCCGATCGCCGTCGCGGGCGAAGCGCTTCAGCATAGGTCCAAGCGTCGAGGTCACCGGCAGGCCGGCGAGACGCCGCGCGGCAGCCGAGACGAAAGGATCCGTCGAGGCGGCGAGAATACCCGTGGATCCCAGCATGGCCGACGTCGCGAGGTTGCGGACGTCGCCAGCTATCTTCGCCGGAGCATCGAGCACCGTTTCCCGGCCACGCAGCGCCCGCCAGAGGCTGTCGATGCGATATCCGGCCCACTTCACGGCCGACATGCCCGGCGGCTTTCCTTGCGTGTCTATGGCGCCCGCCTGGCGCTTGCCGATATCGACCTGCACCGCCTGCTTAAGCCATTCCATAGTAGCGTCCGGATTTGGGCCGAAACGCTCCATGGAGGCGATATCACGGGCAATGCCGTTGATGTGGTTGAAGATCGAGCCGATGGCGTCCTGGTTGCCGAAGCGCTCGTTATAGGCGAGCCAGCTTTGCGCATCACGGAAGATGAGGAAGCGGCTGTCCTGGTACCGGCTCGCCGTCTTGCCCTGACCGAAGCGCCGCGCCTCCGGCCGGCGATGCGCCCAGCCGTCCGACGTGATCGTCTCGAACACATAATCGAGCGAGGCATCGAGGCCGTCAGCGCCGATCACTTCTCCTGTGTTCGGATTGGTCATCTGCTCGGGATCGAGCAGCGGCCGGATGAAATCTTTCCAGCGCGCTCGCGCCTCTTCCGGCGTGCGGCCGAGCTTACGGATCTCGCGGCGGTTATGGCTATGCACGATGCCCCAGTCCTGCCGCTTCGGAATGTTGCCCCCGGCAGCATTGAAGCGGAGCCGCAGATCTTCGAGCACCCCGGAAAGCGCGCCCGCCAGCGCCTTGGCGGTGGCGTTGCTGGTCGGTTCGCCGTGCATGGCCTTGATCAGGTCCGGCAGGTCCGCCTTGTTCTGCCGGAGGCCAAGGCCCTTCGAGCGCCGGAAATGATACATCACTTCCGACAGATCCCGATGCGCCATAGCAATGATCGCATTGGCCTTGCCGGCCATCGACTGAGTGCCCTTAAAGCCGTTGTGGATCATCAGGGACATCACCGCATCGAGCTGATTGGGATTGCCGTTGCGGTCGCGATAGTTCTCGATGAATTCGGCGATCTCCTTGCGCCGCGCCTCATTCAGCTTCACCTGGCGGCGCAGTTCCTTCGCCTCTTCTCGCAAAGCGTCGACGACTTCGGCCCGTGCGGCCGCGGCGGCTTCCCGCTCCGTCATGCCGGCGCGCTTGCGACGGAACCGCGCATCGTAATAGCGATGCAGCTCTTCCGCTTGGCGGGAGTTAATGGCGCCCTGCTCGACGGCGGAATTCAGGCAATCGCGTAGGCTCATAGTTTGCAGGCCTCCAGAAGGTCGGCGAAGAAATCGGGCTCATCGGCCATGGCAAGCGCCTCGGCCGTCGACATGATCTTGACGTTGCCGTCGCCGTCCTCGACGCCGACGAAGTCAAGGAAGTTTTCCGGGTTGCCGTTGACGTCGCGGGCGGGCTCGACGATATCGCCGGCCTGCACGTCGGCATTCTGCTCGGCCGCATCGTCGAGCGGTTCCGGCGTCTGGCGTGGGCGTATCGTCTGGCCTTGGATGGGGTCCAGCGACGCGCGATTATTCGCAGGAGCACGCTGATCCCCCGCTACTAGATCGCGCGCCGCTGGACGAGCCGAACCCGCCGATGGGCGAACGGGCTCGACCGGTGCAGGACTATCGGAGAATTCCGGCACCCGCTCGACGACGGCGGCGTCCGCATCCGCAACCGTGCGAGATCCCGCGGCCGGGCCGATCTGGTCGACGGGCCCGGCGAGTGCATCCCCCCGATCGGCAACGGCATCGATGCGCCGCGCCGCGTCGTCGATCGTGTCCACCATGAACGTATCGGCGATGTCGTCGATAGCGTTCTGGTCGCCGGCGAACATTCGCTCGTACTGGTCCGGCGAAAACCGAGTGCGCAGCGCCTCTTCGTCCGCCACCAGGCGCTCGATCAGCTCCGGCGGCGGATTGTTGTCGGGATCGTCGGCATAGCGTTGCGCTGCCTCGAAGACGCGCATCTGCGCGACGTCGGCATCCGCCGGCACCATCACGTCATCGAGGACCCGTTCTTCGAAAGAACGGTTCAAGAGGTCGAGCCTTTCGGGCGTAATCTCGACATTCATGGCCTTGGCAACCGCCTCGACGTCGCCCGGTTCCGGGCGGCCCTCGATGACGCGCGCCGCGCGTTCGGCCCCACCCTCGCCGAGATCGAGGATCCGCGCCAGCTCGGCGCCACCTTGTACCGCGCCACCGAAGAGCGCACCGAAGGTGCCGGCGATGCCAACATTCGCGAGAATGTCCTGCAGCCCATGATCGAGGCCGGCCGCGCGCTTACGCTCCTGGCTGGCGATCTGCAGCACGGCCTCCTGGCCGCCATTGAGCAGGAATTCCGTCATCATGGTCTGGCCGATGCGGCCGGCGACCGTCTTGCCGGCCGTGGATATTCCACCATAGGCCGCCATCTGCCACTGGTTTGGGTCCCGCGCGGCGCCTGCCAGGCCACCCGCTAGATGCGCGGTGAAACGGCCGAGGGCGCCCAGCTCCGGAGCTTCCGCGGCGCGAGCCGCTGCCGCCTGGCTCTCGCGACGCCGCCTCCCCATTTCGGCCTCGATTGTTTCCCCGACAATGCTTTCGATCTGCGGAAACCCACTGGCTAGCTCGGCGGTCCGGCGGTCAAACTCCTCGATCGTGCTTGTCGGGTCGATCTCCGGAACGGTCGCCGCCATGCTTCGGCCGAGATTGAACATTGGCCGCCTTGCTTGGGGCGCGATCTCGATCGGGTTTGCCAGCCGGGTCCCCGTCAAGCTTTCAATCCGCTCGATGCGGTCGGCGTAGATTTCGCTCATGAGAACCTGATCCGAATTCAGGTTCTCGATGATACGGCCCGCATCCGCATCTCCGGCAGCAAGCCGCGTCCACGCTTCACCCCACGTCTCGGGGCCATCGGATATGTCCTTCGGTAAAGCCGACGGCTCGATCAGGTCGATCATCGATATGCTCCGGGCACGCGCGGCTCAAGCACGGGCCGCATGGCTTCGAGATTGAGCACGAGGGGATTACCGTTTTCGTCCGCGATGAACATCGGCGCGGATCCGTCGACATCGCCGAGGGCGAAGGCAAAGCCGCCCTTAACTGCAACCGGCATAGCCTTCTGAAAATCCCTTGCGGTCCAGACGCGGCCGTTCTTCGCCTTCACCTGGCCGACGTCCTGGTCGGTCAGCGCACCCATCAGCTGCGGGAAGCGATCGGCTCGGATCGATGGCGGCAACAGCACCTTTTGTGGGCTGTACCAGGCGCCGCGATCGTAATCGGCGATGCCGCCGAACTGTACGCCGTTGGCGAAGGTGGCTCCGGCAGCCTCCTGATAGGCGCGTTCATAGACCGGTTTCGCATCCTCCTTTTTCGGGTCGATGCCTGCATCATAGAGCCGCTTGCGGGCGATAGAGGCCGCGGCTTGGTCGAGGCGGTTGACCTGGTCGGGCGTGAAGGCAAGCGCCGTGCCCGTCACCGCCTGCGCCGCGGGCAAGCGTTTCGTGTTCGGAATGTCGGCATAGGCTTTGCCGTCCGGCGACTTGCCGAAACCGGCGATCAGGTCCAGAGCGGCCTGGCGGTTGCCACCGGAAGCGATCAACCCGCCGGAGAGCGCGACGGCCGGCGCGGCGTCGCCCAGCTCGCGGAACACCTTATCCGTATCGCCACCGGCAGCGCTCACCAGGCCGGCCGCAATATCGAGCCCGCGCTGGGGATCTGCCTTCACGGCCGCCTCGATCGCTTCCGCCTCGCCCGGCCGGAAGAACCTCGGCTGCACCCCGAAATGCTTGGCGGCCGCATTGGCGGCATTGATCCGCTCCGCGAAGGCGCCGGCAACGCCGTCCGGATCGATATCGCCGTCGAGCGGCAGGCCCGGAGAAATCGGCAGGACGCCGAAACGCTCCGCAACCCCGAGCGGATCCGTCTGCAGATCCTTGCGGTGCTCGGCGATCGTACGCCGTGCGAAATCGACGTCCTCGCTCGTAGCCCCCTCACCGAGGAGCGTTTTTACGTTGCGCTCGACAGCGCCGATCGGCTGCGTCCGGATCGCTTCGGAGACGCGCATGCGGGCAAGCGTCGAGGAGGCGATCTCTTTGCCTTTCGGCGCGGTACCGGCGTCGAGCTGGAAACGGGCCAGCTCCTCGGCGGTCACCGGGAGGCCGCGCGCCACCCTTTTCGCCAGATCCTCGCCGCGCTTGGCGAAATCGGCATTGGCCTTCTCGTCCTGCGTTCGACGCGCGCTTTCGGCGCCGGCAAGCCCCTTTTCAATCTTGTCCCAGTCGTCGGCCGTCACGCCGGCCAGGTCGCCCGCGGCATAGTCTTCAGTCATTTTGGCGCGCAACGTTTTGATGTCGTCGGCCGGCATCGTCAGCGCCTGCCTGACGTAAAAACCCACCGTCGCGTCGGAACGGCTTTGCCGCTTGAATTTTTCCGCGTCGTCGAGATCGATGATGCCGCGCGAAACCGCGCTGTCCCAATGCGCGTCGATCGAGCTTTGCAGATCCGCAACTGATGCGCCGGCGGACGGGTCGTTGAAATCCAGTCCGGCCAGCTGCTGGCTTTTCCGGTTTTCCAGCTCCTCGACACGGCCGAGGAAGTCCACCTTGTTCTGCATCAGCTCGCGTTCGCGCCGCGCGCTGTCCGCCTTGTCAAGGAGGCTGGTCGCCCGCTTGCGATACGCGACGGAGTATTCCGGTGCAATTTCTTCGAAAACGTTGTCGCGCAGATCCGCTTCGAGGCCTTCGTCGAGGGCCTTGCGCAACATCGCCGGGTCGTCCTTGTACGTCTCGTAAATGGCGCGCTGGTTTTCAACCATCGCGAGATCGGCCATTTCGAGATAGGTGCGCGTGCCGGCCACGTCGTAGGCGCGGCCGTAGACCGTGTCTCGCCCCGTCGGCCGGAAGGTGCCGGCAGTGCCCGGCGTCACCGTCACCGGGTCGCTAATGGGCGTTACAGAGATCGGCGCTACCGAGGAAGGAGATGGCAGGCGGGAATAGGCCTCCCCTGGCGCACCACCGCCCGCGCGGATGAGCGCCGCTTCCCGCTGCCGCCGCTCCGGGTTCGACGACAGGCCGGCGACCGCCGAAGCGATCGCATCGATGCCGCTGCTCGCGGCCGAAACGACGGCGTCCGGCAGGGAACCGTAGTTATAAGCTACCGAGAGGAGGCCGGCCTGCACGTTTGCCGGCAACGTATTCCAGAGGTCGCCAAGCTGCTGGCGCGCGCGGGCGCCCTCGACATTCGAAAGGCGATGGTCCAGATCGCGCTCGGCATCGTCGCGCGTGATCCGCATTCCCGGTTTTACCGGCACGACGCGGCCGTCGGCAAGAACCGTCGTGTCAGAGCCGTATCCGACGCGGTGTGCGTTGACATCATAGTAGGGTGTTTCCCGGAAGCCCTCTTCCTTCCGCAGCACCGATTTCGCCAGATCTGCAACCGAACCGGACGCCGTCGTCACCACACCGCTCGGCGCGGCCGTGACGCTTCCCGTCGCGGCGGGATCAGTTGCGCCCCTGCTCACCGTCGCACCCGTCGGAGCACCCGCTAACGCATCGCGCGCGCCAGCCAGCTCGCCGGCGCGCTGCGCTTGCCGATCGGCACGTCGGCCGAACTCGTCGGCGGCGCGAGCAAGGCCCATGGCGACTTTGCGTTCAAGGTCGCCATTGTCGCGGGCAACGGAAAGCAGGCCTTCGGCGAGCAGCGGCTGCGCTTCAAACCGACGGTAGGAAACGGGATCAAGTCGACGATTAGCCATGTCAGTACCTGTCTGCCAGAGATGTCGCGCCCTTCAGGCCAATGGTAAGCGCATCGAGCATGCCGGCCGAGCGGGCTCGCTTCGCCCGCTTGCGGTAATTGGCCTCGCGTTCGGTCAGGCGCGCGATGCGCGTCTGCTCAGTGCCAACATCGGTCGCGACCGCCAGATCGCCCTGGCGGAAGGCATCCTGCCGCGCCTGCATCGGGGTTCCGAACGACAGATCGACGCCGGAGGCGGCGTTCGCGACGTCCTGCTCGGCGATGCGGTTCATCATTTCTGCCTTGATGCCGCTCCGCCGGTTGATGCCCTGCAGCGTTTCGAGCGGCTTCTCGCGAGCCGCATCGTCGGCCGCCAGCTCGAACTGCTCGGCATCGGCCTCTCCCGCCCCGAGCGCGCTGAACGCCGAGAAGACGGTGGCCGTTCCTTGCAACAGCGACGAAAGCGAAAACCCGCCGGCAGCCGCGCCCCCAGCCGCCGAGGCCCCCGCGGTCGCCGCCGACGTTGCTGCAGGAGCTGAAGATGCAAAAAGGCTCGTCAGAGCCGCAGCAATCTCTGTCACAGTTTCACCCCCGGAATATAATCGCGCACTCGCAGCCGCCCCGGCCGGACCTGGCTGATCGTCAAAGTCGGATCCATGCAGGCGCCGACCAGGCCGGCAACCGGCTTGTGCCCCGTAAAATTCTTCTTCGGCTGGTCGAGATCGGCACTCGCCAATGTCAAAGAGACGTCGCGCGGCTGCCGCCCGTTGGCGCCGATCGCGATCGAGGCAGTATCTTCTAGATAGAGCCGGACGGAGCCAACCTTGCCCGGCCGACGCACCACGTCATCGTTCTGCAGAACCTGCACATAGGGCATGCTTTCATAGATCGGCGCGGCCCAGATGCCGATCTTCGCCGGCCGCGAGGCGACACCCGTCTGAACGGCGCCGGCGGAGACGGTGAAGGGACCGTATATGTCGTTGTCGATCAGAGCCCAGACAGTGCGCCCGTTCAGAGCCGACAAGCCACTGGCTTGCCCGGCGAGATCCGTCGTCACGCTGAAGGCCATCTGGAAGAGATTGACGCTTTCCTCTTCGAGCACTTCCTGCACGATCGTTCCGTTGCGGTCGATTGTCAGCCAAACCTGTTCCTGCCCGTCGACCGAAAGCCCGTGCGCCACGCCTCCGCCGGCGATCGGCCACTCGCAGGCGGCCATGATCTCCTGCGTCTTATTGATAACGCAGACGACGACGCGGCCGTCCTCGCGCAGAAGCCAAAGCCGGTCGCTCACCATGCTGCCCGTCTTGTGCTGCACCCACATCGTCTTGATGTCGCGCACCAGGTCATCCGGGTCTACACCGTTGAGGTCGTTCTCGGGCAGTGGCGCAAACATTTCGCTCACTGCATCGTAAGTGATCGAATAGAGCCGCCCGCCGTCATTGGCGACGAAATAGACCTTGCCTTCGAGCTTTACAGGCTGGCAGTTCTGCTTGATGCCGAACTCGCTCGCGTTGACCCAGTTGAGCGGCTTGTTCCGCTCGATCGTCCGGTTCGAGGCGAAGTAGACCCCCTTGTTCGTAAAGGCGATCAGATAGGTCGCGTCCATCAAATAGAGGATCTTCTCGCTGGTCTGCGAGCGCAACGCTTCGAGCCGGGCCGCATTTTCCTGCTGCGCGGCAATGTTCAGATCGAAATACTCGCCGATCCGCGACATGCCGATCGCGGCCGTCTTCGCCTTCGGGGCGAAGTAGCAGGCCCTATCCTGAAACAGCGACATGCCGGCAAAACCGCCCTGGGCGGCGGAAATCAGCGGCTCGCCTTCGGTCTTGCCCACTTGCGCGTGGCTGGTCAAAGCCGACCCGCTGGAGGTGTTGGTGATCTGCGCATCGAATTGATATTGCGATCCGGAGAGCACGCCGCCGAAGGTGACCTCAAATTCTGCATACTCGCCGGCCTGGCGGATGAACTGGACGTCCACGCCAGAAGAAAATCCGGGCAAGGTCGAGATCTCGGCCTCTATGTCCGCCGCGATCTGGGCGAAGCCGCCGACACTGTCGAAGAGGTCGATCGCATTCGTCGTGGTTCCTTCCACCGTGAACGCGCCGACCAGTTCGGCGAGGCCCTCGGACCATCGCAAATACAGCGTCCAGACGTCGTCGGTTTTCGTGTAAGTGCCGCCGAGGTCGACTTCCGGCAGCTCGCCATAGGGCCAGGCCGACACCGTCCAGTTCGTGTCGTCGGCCGGGTTGCGCAAGAGGCGGATGCCATCCCACAGATCGACGTGCCAAATACCAACCGTGTTCGCCTCCCCGTAGAAGCGAAGATCCGGAACCATGGCGGCGGTGATCCCAGCAACCGCGCCCGTCGTCACGGTCGCGACCTTCACGACGTCGTTGCGCCAGATCTCGACACGCCCGGGCGTGACGATCAGCGTGTAGGAGAGCGTATCCGAAAAGCGGAGAACGGTCTGGTTGCAGACCGATGATGCGCCCGCGCCGGCATAGCGGGAACTCGGCAGGAGCGTGAAGCCAGATTGCGGGATCGGCTCGACGCCAAGCATGCGCTTTGCGCCCGAATAATATTGCTTCAGGTTGACCTTGCCGAGCAGGCTTTTCGACAGCTGGCCGGCATTGGCGCTGCTCTTCAGCGGTCCGGAGATCCTGGTCATTCAGCGTACCTCCCGGCCCAGTGATCGCGGGAACTGTTGAACCGAGCGTTCGAAAGTGGATCGTCCCAAGTCTGCGGATCGCCGACCGGTTGGCTTGCTGCGTCCTGCGCCATCAACCGGCCGAACACGCCGCCCGTGCCGTCGCGCGACGTCGTTCCGAACGCCTCGACCAGCATGTCGTCGCGCATCTGCCTGTCCTGCCAGACAGGCACGGCAAGGTATGCTCCAAGTGCGGTAATGAATGCCGCGCGCCATTCCGGCGGCCACACCGTCGGCGAGACGTAGACCCGGCAGAGAGCCCAGGCGTCGGGCTGGTCACAGAAGAATTGACCGGCTTCGAGGGCGAAATCACGGATCGGCGAGCGGCAACGCGCGTCGGCAGAATATTTAAGCGGATTGCCGATTCTGCCGCCGGGCAGCTCAAAGCCATAAGCAAAGCCGTTTTCCGGCGTGGCCGCAAGCCGCGTGAGACGGTATGTCTTTCTGGCGAAGCTCCAGTAGTGCATGCCGAAGGTGCGATCGATGACAGGCTGCCAGACATGCTGGATCTGCTCGGCGAGCTCGCTGTCATCGTCGATCGAGAACATCGGCCCGGCGCCGATATCGGTCAGCGCATAATTGATGATCGTAGCTTCGTCTTCCGTCATCGCCACCGCCCAAAAAAGAAGAACCGCGGCCAGATTACCGGCCGCGGCCCCGCGTTGAGTGCGAAGCAGACGTGATCAGTCGGGCGTGGTATCGCCGGTGACGTCGGTCACCGTCACGTTGCCTGTCGCCGGCACGGTGGCGAACATGATCCGGACATACTCGGAAGTGCCGTCGATATCGACGACCGCGTCGATGATGCTGCCGACAGTGACGTTGTCGCGGCTGTCGTTGAAGAAGCCGGCCGCCAGTACTTCGGCCTTGGTGTGCGTGGTGGCATAATCGGAGAAGGTGATCTGCCGCTGACCGGGAATGCTGATCGTGGTGCGGCGGCGGAGATCGCGAACGCGATGGGCCATAGTCGTTGCCTTTCGAAGGATTGAAGGTCAAGAAGGACCCTCCCGCCGAAGCGGGAGGATTGATACGCATCAGCTCGGGCGAACGGTGTCGTTGATCGCAAGGAAGCGCAGCCGCTTGACGCCCTCCGGCAGGAGACCGACCGCGGCGCCGGAAAGCGCCGTGTCGCAAAGCAGCGGCTTGCCGGCCTTGCCGACCCACTCGTTGATGTCCATCTGCTCTTTCGACCAGAAAGTTTCGCAACCGACAGCGGACTTCGTCCACATGAAGGTGTCGATGTAACCGGCGGACCATTCCTCCTGGCCTTGAACCCAGGGGGCGGTCCCATAGGTGAAGTGCTCATCCGGCAGCGCCATGATGTGCACGCCCTTCCAGGTCTTCTTGTCGACGACACCGGACTGCGCAAACGGCAGATCCTTGTCGCCCTGGTAATCCTTGCTGGCGAATTCCTTATACCAGCAAAGCTGCTCGAACCACATGAACGGTATCGGCCAGTAGACCTCTTCGTCGCTGCCGACGCCACGGATCTGCGCGGACGCTTTGTTCACGTCCGTAAGATCGATGCGCGCCGTACCGTCGCCGATCGTCTTCGGCGTGGTCGGCCCGCCACCGGGAATATTGGCGTTGCCCGTGTTGCAGAATGCGTTGAGGGCGTCGAACTTGAGGCCGTCTCGCTTCATCCGCACGGATTTCGCCATCGCGCCGGCCACTTCCGCCTGATAGGACGGCGTCTGGCGCATGCTGTCCTGGTTGCGGATCGTCGCTTCAGCGGTGTAATCGGTGGCCTGCAGCGACACGACATCAATGTCGAGGCCCTGCGGACGAACTTCCTCGATCGCGCCCGAAAGCTTGTACATTACGATCCGACCGCCAGCGATCGGGAACTTGACCGTGCCGGCGATGTTCTCGCCGGTCTTCATGGTGCCGTCGAGCAAACCGCCCCTGGACTGCAGGCGGGTGGCGACGTCGTCTCGGATTTTCTCTTTGAACCAGGCTTCAACAGGCATGGGGAGTGACCCTCGTGTGAGTGTGATGGACGAAATCACCGAGAGGGCCGATTAGCCGGAGCCGACGGGTCCGGTGAAGGATAGCCGTCGGTTGGTCCAGGTCGCTCCCGTCCGGTAGCGCTTTGAATGCTGCCACCGGCCGGGAGCCGTTCAGTGCGGAAGGGTCAGCTACCGTAGACGCGCTTGTAATCGGCCTGCAGCTGATCGTAGGACTTGCGATCGAAATCCTTGTGACCGACAGTATTCTGCGGCAGCGCACCACGTGCCACGAGATCTGCTTTCGGATCTGCGCCGGCCGGCTGGTGATGACCCAGCGCAGGACCGCCGCCGGCGCCGCCACCGGCGAGCTGGCGCATGGCCTCGAAGAAGCGATGACCCTTTGCGCTGTCGCCGAGCATCGCCTTTGCGAACTCGGCATCCTCTTTCGCGAGGCCCTTCGCGATCATTCCGTCGACGAAAGCATAGTTGTCGCTCATGCGCTGTTCGCGCGCCCGCTGCTGTTCCGGCGCCGGCAGGTGTCTGGCAGCGTCCGGCGTCAGCGCTTCCCGCTCGGCCTTCTCGTCCACAATGGGCTCCATGATACCCATCTCATGGGCCACCGACAGGAACTCCTGTGTCAGAGCCTGGTAGGCGGCAACCGGCACCTTCATTTCAAGCGCCTTGGAGGCGACGCGGCCGAAGAGCGGATCGCCCTTCAGCGTGTCGAGATGCGGCTTGATCGTCTCCGGGATCTCGCCGGCGAACTCCCCATAGGCTTCCGGCTTGTCAGGCACGCCGTTCTGGGCATCGCGTGCGCGATAGCCTTCGAGCGCCTTCGCCATCTTGTCCATCGTCTCGTTCTGGTCGGTACCGAGCAAATGCTCGGCGAGGCCCTGCGGACGATAGAATTCCCCTCCGGCGGGCGGATCGCCGGCGCCCGCCGGAGGAGCTTCACCCGCCGATGGAGCCGGCGGGTTTTCCGTGCCAGCGGGAGGAAGAGGACTGGCATCGGAAGGAGTCGCGCCTGCAGCAGGGGCCGGCGGAGCACCGCCGCCGCTATCGGGCGCGTTGAAGGTCAAGCGATCAAGGAAAGTCTTCATTCTCCAGCTCCATTCTGGGGTTTTGCTTGCATGAGCAGTTTTTCGCCGTGGGCGATGGCGTTCAGGATCGCCTCGGCAAAACCATTGATGCCCTGCCGCGCCGCCGCCTGCAGGGCCGTCTGTTCAATACTGGTGCCGGTGACGCGCAGCGGCTGGCGAATGGAGATGTCCATCATCCATTCGAACATTTCCCGCCCCTCCGGGGTGTGCCGGAGCGCCGCCATGAACCTCGCCAGGTTGTCCTTCGGCTGTAGCTCCGACGTCTGCAGGAACGGCTTGAACAGCTCCTCGACGCCATCCCAGCCATTGCCGGCCGCGCCTTGTTCGAGCAGGTCGAGCGGCTGCCCGGCTCGGGACGGAATGAAGGGACCGGACATTTACGCGGCCCTCCGCATTTCGGCGACGGCGACATCCTTGATCGCGCCCGGCGCCTGCTTGGCCGCCTCGGCCGCCATCATCATCGCCATCTGCTGCTGCCGGCGCTCTTCGATCTGCACCACGATCGCCGCGCGTTCTTGATCATCGGGCACCAGGTCCTTGTCGATCTGGAAGCCCTCGGCGACACGATCGAGCACCGCATCCTGTTTGATGTAGAGTTCCTTCGCTTCAGGCCCGGCAAAGGCCAGAATGAAATCGTGGTAATTGGCGATCGCCGCGATGCGGTCGGCGTTCAATGCCGCCTGCATCGGCGATTTGACCTTCACCGACACGAGGAGATCGTCGACCTCGCGGATCATCGGCAACATGTTGAACTCGTAAAGGATCTCGGCGACGCGCGGCACGACGATCGGCATGATCTCGTTGACCAGGCGGCCGAAAGCGCCGATGTGGATGTTCGCTCGCTGCTGCAGCCGCGCGGCCATCTCGGAGGCGGAGCGCGGCGTGCCCTCATAATCCGGCAGGCGCGTGTCGAACATCGCCGCCTTGATTTGGTTCTGCAGGTCGCCGATCAAGAGCTGCGCGACGTTGAGATTGCCGCTCGCCGTGTCGAGGCGCGAAACATCCGGCCCCAGCATGCCGCCGGTCGACTGCATCGCCCAGAATTCCCCGGGGCCCAAACGCACCGTGTTCGGATTGAAGGTGCCGCCGGCGCGATAACCCCAGATGCCAAGCATCGAGATCGCGGCGCTCTTCAGTGCCAGTTCCTGTGCCTTGTTGACGGTCTTGATCGACGGCAGGGCCGTCAGCACGACACCGCGGCCATAGGCCTCGCCGGGCACGCGATAGTAGCGCGGGATGGCTATCGGCTGCGTTCGGTACCGCTCGTGCCACAGAAGCTCTGTCGAGGTTTCGAGAAGCACGCCGAAATGCCAGCCAGCGCCCTGCCGATCCTTCCACCAGGTCTGATGAACCGTGTAAAGCTCCGACGGCTTGGTGACCGCCTTTTCCTTGAAGTCGGCAGGGAAACGACCCTCCGGCCATGCCTCGACGATCTGGTCGGCGCGCATTTGCGTCCGCCAGTCGACCAGGTCGACCGCACCGAACCCGTCAGCCGATATAGCCAGTTCATCGAACGGAAGGCAGGCAAATCGGATAGGCTCGTTTGCCGACTTTCCCTTGACCGGCAGCAAAGCGCCGGTCCCGACGGCAAGATCGACGCACATTTCGTGAATTGCCGTATCCCAGTCGCCGGCCAGGAAGAACGGATGGATCAGCGTCGAGGTGCGCGCCAGCTCGCGGTCGAAGGCCTTCTTGTCGGCCGACGAAAGCACCATGGCAGCAAGCGGGCCGGTCTCCAACTCGAAAGCAGGCTGGCCGGCCGGGAAGAGATCGCGCTGCAGGTTGCCGGCGAAGTACATCGCCGACATGGGCGCCGTCATGTCAAACAGCCGATCGGGCTGCTGCGGACGGCCGTTGAGCCCGCCCGAGGGGCGGCGCATGGGGATCGCGTAATCGTAGGCATCCTGGTAGATCTTGGTCCAGCCCGATCGGGCGCCCCAGGTGTTGCTGACCCGCGTCCGGTGTTGCCTGATGTCGACGCGATAATCGCCCTGCATCAGGCGAGCTTTCCGGCAAGCGCCTCGGAACCATCCTCGAAAAGCCGACGCCCGCGGGGCGCGCGGCGGGTGGCCGCAACGGCCTTGTCATTGCGGTTCAGCTCGGCGAGCTGGCGATCATTCGCCACCTGCTGCAACTGCCGGCTCTTCTCCGCTTCCTGCTTCGCGCCGTTGTCGCCGCCGCCGAACAGGTTTTTCACGACACCGCTCATCGCCTTCCCCTTCGAAAATCCATTCCTCGCCCGCGGGCGTGAAGCCCGTCAGGTGCGCCATCCGCGTTCCCGTCCGGTTGCCCGGCATCACGCGGCAGAACACCACGACACCATGATCGGCGATGGCCTTGAGCGTTGAGTGCGCCAGCCTGCAGAGCTTGCGGATATGCGCGCGGGCGGCCGGCCGAACGACCAGGCAGAATTCCCGACGCCCATCCCGATCGGGCACCAGGTAGACGACGGCCAGCAGCTCGCCCTCGTGGAAGATCGCGACACTGTCGCCGTTGTTGCGCATCCAGATCGCCGCCTTACGCGCGAGCGCGCGCCCGCCCGCGCACGTGAGGCAGTCGGAATAATCTGCAGGCGATTGAACCGTCAGACGTCCCATACGTTGAAATCACCCGGCCGCTGCCGCGCCTCGACCTGGCGACCGCGTGGATGCCCGCCGATCACGTTCTGCGGGGCTGTCGCCTCGACAGCCTTGGAGACCAGCGCCGCCAGCCCCAGCTGACCGAGGCACCGATATTGCTCGGCATCGTGCGGATGCGAATGACCGTTCTTGACGGCCTCGCCCTTGTCGGTCTCGGAAGACGACGTTTTCTTCGAGAACTTGTAGTGCGCCTCATAGCCGCCGATGATCCATTTGCAGCTGGGATCGACGATGTAACCCGGCGTCACGTTGTCGATCGTCAGCGACAAATAGTGCTTCACCGCCTCCTGGCGGATCGACGGTTCGTTCGAGGGCGCCGGCATGATCGGAAAGCGGACGATCGCGGCCAAGGTGTTGATCCAGTGGAATTCGCCCGTCTGCGTATCGGCGCCGTACCAAGCGGAGGGATCTGCCCAGGCGCCGATAATGGGGATGTTCGGGAAGCGGTTCATCAACAGGGAAATCATCATCTGGCCGAAGCGCGTCGGCCCGGTACCGGGATCCGCCACCAGCTCAGCCAGGCAGCGGTTTTGCCCGCTCGGCGAGACCTGCCCGAAGGTTGCGGCCGGCGAGCCGCCGGCATCGATGCCGATCGTCAGGCCAAGTTGGGGAATGGGCGTGATCGCCTGATCGGCCTTGTGGACGTCCGGGTTGAAATAATCCTCGTATACCGGCGTGCCATCCTTCGCGTAGGCCGGCAGTGAGTGGACCATGCGCCGCACCAGGCGCTTGTCCTTCGTGGTGGCCGCCTCAAGCTCATAGGAGCTGCGCGGTTTCCCGACCCGGTTTTCGGCGTGCGGCGAAAGGCCGCCCGGTTGCCAGAAGCCATTCCAGCCAGGCGTGACGTTGCTGTAGACGCCGCCAGGCTTCGAGACCTCCCCGTAAGGCGTGGTATAGGCCGGATGATCGATGTCGGGCGGGTTCATGTCGCCCCAGACGATGCGAGGCAACACCGGCTCGCTGTCATCGACCGTGAGCCCCATCAGCCGCATCGCCTGGCGGCCGTCGCGCGATACGCGCTCCAGCTCCGAAGGCGCGATCATCTCCACGGGCGGGAAACGGCCGCAGCGCTGAAAGAACACCGGCAGCGTGTTTTCCGGCATCAAGTCGTATTCGTTGCCCCAGGCTAGCGAGATTTCGTAGCCCTTAGCAAACGCTTCGAGATCGTTGTCGCCGATCGCGCCCGTTTCCATCGTGTATTCGATCTTGACCTTGTCCGCGCCGCGCCAGGCCTCCCAGCACAGCGTATGGACCACAGGCCGATCCTGGCCGCCCTCGTGGCTGACCGTCCAGGGGTGCTTTTCGGGAAACGTGTTGTACCAGCTGGCGAGCGCCGTGCGGGCGAAGCTGCGATAGGTGTCGCGAACGCAGAGCGTTTTGACGCGCACCCATCCATCCTTGCAAACCGGCATGTATTCGGCCGCATGCATCGGCCCCTTGATCACAGAGCAGACCGTCTTACCGGATCCGCCAGGCCCCATGATCGTGTCGATCGGCCCCCGCGATTTGATGAAGGCGGCGCCGACCGGCCCCGGCGGCATGTACCGCTGAATGTCGATATTTCCCATAAACCCGTTACCCTTGCGATCGCCGGAGCCCCGCGCCCGCGCCCCTCCGGTCCAAGGAAGTTTAGGTTCGCCCGCCAATGGGTTCAGTCAGGCATGCCTGAAGGGCCGGTGTGTGTGACAACCGACCCTGGTACAGGGGGCTCGGCTGCGAGTTTTTCAAACCGCTCGGCCGCGCTCGCGCGCCCGCCCGCGAGGGCACCCCCTCCTGGTGGCGGTAGGCCAGCCGATTTTCCGCCGGGAAACGACCACAGCCGGAACGCGGCCAATGATTTAGCATCATTCGCGGCCTTGGAAATTCAACGGGTTACGGGCTGAAATGTCGGAAGGCCAAATGTCGGACGGATCGACGTTGATTTCATTGCGCTTTTTCAGTCGGGCCGGTCGACCTTCGTCAGGCTCAAGAACCGGCCGTCGTCTGGCTTCTCGGCTTTGACTTCGCCGATCACCATGACGCCGAGGCGGGTCTCGTTGACCTCGATCTGCTGCGGCCGCTTGCTCTCGAAGTACGGCATCAGCTCGGCATTGGCCTTCAGGATCAGCGCCATCGCGTCCGCTGGGCTGCAGGCTGCCTCGACCAGCTGGCCCGCATGCGGCCCCCTCGTCGGACGATAAGGCTCCGATAGTTCCGCCGCAAGATCCAGCGGGTTGGCGTTCGCCAGGGCGGCGAGGTTGAGGCCTGGATGCCGGTATCCCATGCGCATCAAGGTCTCAGCGAATTGGCGGCTTGCCCTGTTCTGGCTGCCCTTTGGCCTCCCGCGCCCGGCTCGGGCTGCGGATATGGTATCGGCCACGTGCCGCACGGGGCCGGCGAAGAGCGACTGCTGTTCGTCGATCTCATCGAGCATGAGCGATGGCTGCTCGGGCTCCGCCTCGGCCGTCACCAGCTCGGCGGCGAGGCTCGACATGGCAGCTTCGGCCGTTGCCCTGGTCGAACCGACCTTCGCGGCGCGCTCCGGATCGGCCTCGATCGACATCTCGCCGGAAAAATCGCGCGGTGGGTGTGCCTCTCGAAGCCCCTGATTTTGCTCGTTTTCGTCGCTCACCGGTATTTCCCTATTTGTTTATTCCGGTTACCGGCGATCGATCCCGCCGGTCACCGCCAACCTATGCGCCAACCGCATATCTCCAAGGAAATCAGGTATTTATATCTATCGGTTACCGGGTTACCAGTTTCCCCTTTCACGCGTATCACACACACGCGCGCGTGAAAAAGCCTATATTCATCGCCAACCCGGTAACCGCCACAACAAACCCCTGATTTCCTTGATGTATCCCGGTTACCGCTCTGGCAACCGATGGGCAACTGGCGGTAACCACCCGCACCCGTCACGGCAGACGAACCGCCACGCCCCATGCTGCACACGGTCCCGGCCGGGTTAAGTGCCCGCGCCTCAGTTCGTTGACATCACGTGGCGAGCCCGCAAGGCGGACGCGACTAGCGGTCGCCGAAAGCCGCTCGCTGGCTCCGGCGCTGGCGCGGGCTCCGCTTTTCTCCCCTCCGGGGCGGGGGAAGAGGGTTAAGTGCGATGAGGTTTTCTGGCGGAAACAGCGCCGCAATCAGAACAGGGCGTCGGCGCTAAGCTCTACGGTTTGGGCCCGGGAGCCTGGAGACGCAGCTCGATGTTCTTGCCGCCGCATTTGCTGCATTTGATGTGGTCGGCGACATAAAGCTCGTGATCGCGGCCGAGCTTGTCGACGAATGGCTGCACCGGCAGAAGGCGGCCGCGCTTGCACTTCAGGCACCACACGTTGAACCGGTAGCCGTCATCGAGCATGTCGCCCAGGGTCTCAATGGCGACGGTCCCGTTTGGATAGACGGTCATCTGTTACCTTCCTAAATGCAGCACCGGCGGCACATAGGCGCGCCGCGGGGCGCGGGCAAGGGCAGGCAATGAAAAGCCCGCCGGAACGCTCTGGCGGGCTGCTGTGTTAGAATGATGCGCGTTCGATCGTGGTGGTTTTAATGCCAAGGCAAATCAAGAAGGGCGATGCCGTGAAGCTTTCGGGCAAGGTCGCACGGCGCTGGGATAACGGGCAGGTAACGGTGCATCTGCGCGGCCTCGACTATCCCGTGACGCTTCATGAAAGCGACATCGACGAGATCATCCCTCAATTGCCGGAACCAAGGCCAAGGAACCGCAGAAAGCCGCTGTACGACAAGCCAACATGATCAGGCCCGTCGCACTAGACGATCGAACACATAGCCGCCCCATTGGTCGGCCATTGCCTCGGCAATGCCGACGAACGTCTCAGACCGGATTTTCCAGCGGTCAGGCCCCGGCGGCGCTCGGTGAACCTTCGCCCATCTCTTGTGCTCTTCGGTGCCGGCCTTCGGCGGGATCAAACGTTTGGTCTCGATCAGCCGCGGCAAGCCGCGCAGATAGAACGATGTTGCCTTGAAAGCCTCCTCGCCAAACCACCAAGGCTGGACAGTCTGCGCCGGCGGCTCATAGTTCCGGATCCGCTCCTTAGCGTATCGGTGCATGACCGGGTTCTCTAGAGCAATGCGCGGGATCGGCGCATTCCAGCACTCAGAGAACAGCGCGGCGCCGGCGTCGAGCTCTTCCCACATCTCTGGAAGCGTTCGACCAGGCGGCGGCATTTTAAGCCACCGGACGCCAGAATTGCAAAGCCGCGTGCACGGCGGATGCATGACGGCGAGCATGTCCCAACCGTCGCCGAGGAGCTCGCGGATATCGCAGACGATGTGCCTGTTGCTGCGGTCGTCGGCCGGCAACAGATCGCAGGACCATGCATCATGGCCACGCGCAGCGAATGCCCGGCGGACAATGCCGGACGTTTCGCACCCAACCAGCACCTTAAGCGGCCGATCGGGCAGCGCATATTGAGGTGGAGGAAGATCGAATGCCAATTGGTTCGCTGTTCCGCGCGGGTGGCCCATCACGCTCGATCCACCCATTCGTCATAGGCCTGCAGGTCGACGAGCGTGCATGTCTTCGCCGCCCGGTTGATCTTCACTGTCTTCATCGCCTTCGCCAGGCCGCGCGGAACGATCTCTTCCGGACCGAGCTGCAGCGCGTCGGTCCATCCGCCTCTCGCGAACTCGCTATCGCCGAACAGCCTGTTCAGATTGTCGTCGCTCATCGGAACGGCCAGCGCATATCCCGTGCAGGGATTGTTCGGATCATCCTTCGGCCGATCGCGCACGCCGAGGCCGAGCAGCGCCAGGCGGGCGCGGGCCTCGACAATGTCCATGTCGCTCCTGTCTTTATTCTCTAGCGCCTCGATCACGCCGCCGACGGTCAGCCGCTCGCCGCTCTTGTAGGCATCGAGCTTGCAGCCCAGCAGCCGCTCGATGACGTCCTGCCATTTCGGCGTCTGGTTGGCGCGCTCGGCGGCGGTAGCAAACTCGAGCGTATCTTTCAGCACCTCGATATCAAGCTCGCTGCTGCCGGCGGATTTCGCCATCAGACCGCCGTCGATCATACCCTGCTCGCCGACCGCCAGTTCCGCGCAGGCGAGCAGCGTGCCATAGGTGTCGATCGCGCGGCTGTCGAAGTGCAGCCGATCGTCGGAGAGGATCTGCCGCCATTTCGGCAGGATCCGCGCAACGAAGTCATGATAGCCGTCCATCACCTGGCGAAGCAGCTGCCGGCCCCAGTAGTCCTGCACCACCGGCCGCTCGCCGTGCGCCTTCAGCGGGTTCAGCTGCATGATGGCCATGCGGGTCTTGTCCTGCTGCTCCATATGGGGCTTGAGGATCGCGGTGAACATGAAGGCATTGTGCAGTTCGAACTGGCTGGAAGCGCCATCGGAGCCGCCGCGGTAGCCCTTGTCGCCGGAATAGGCCTGGCGCGCGATTTCGATAATGGCCGTTTCCTTCGTCGCATTGGCCTTGCGCTCGAATTCGTCGACCGCGATCGGCCGGCTGTCATGGCCCATCGTCTGGTAGATGCCGGCGGCCGTCGTGTTCGAGGTCGCGAAGATCGTGTTCTCGAAAAGCGATCGAACATAGCGCTGCAGTGCCGATTTACCGGTACCAGGTCCGCCCGTGACGAAGATGATCGGTCGCTGTTCGAGCGCGCCGGAGAGGAAGGCTGCAATGATCCAGCCGAGTGTGAAGATCGGATCGATGTAGCCGCGCTCCCAATTCCACGTCTTGAGGTCCTGCAGGATCTGATGGGCCGGGCTCTCGCCGGCGTCGATCGGCGTCTGCCACGGGCGCATCGTGTCGCTGTCCTGGGCATAGAAATAGCCGTCGTGTTCGCCTGGGCGCATCCGGAGAATATCGGGCTTCACCGGCAGCCCAGGCTTGATGTCCGTCGAGAACAGATATTTGCCGGAGTGCCAGACGAAATTGTCGCCGCTCTTCCAACCGCCGCGGCCGCGCACATTTTCCGAAGGGTCGAAGGTGCCGCGCCGGCCGGCCTCGGCAATGATAGCCTCGACAGCCTTGTCGCGCGCAACGCGGTCAACCTTCGGCGGAATAATGTTGCCGTCCTCGTCTTCCTTTGCCTTGGTGAAGGCCGGCCAGGCCCACTTCAGATAGTTGACATAGGGCGAGAATAGCTTGACCAGCGTCGGGTGATCCCAGCGCGAAACCTCATAGAGAAAGCCGGTCGCCGAGATCACATAAACCGTCTCGCCCTTCATGCCGAGCACGGTGATCGGGCACCCAGGCGGCATCTTGTCGTGGGGAAAGCCGTCCCATTGGCCGGCCTTGACGCCGTTGCGCAGCAGGTTGGCATCGGGATCTGAGAGGTCCCTCGCCTCTTCGAGATCCGTGAGGCCGTCGAGCACCTTGGCACGGACGGCCGCGAGGCCGCGTTGTTCTTTCAGTTTCCTGGTCATTTTCCGCCCGCATCTGGAATGTGAACCGCCGCGCCACCTGCCTGGCGCGGCGGGCATGGGTCCGGCGCTAGGCCGTGACGTGCTTCACCGCCCACATGACGGCTTCCTCGGTTTTGGTCTTGGCGATCGACAGCTCACGGCTCGAACCGCAGCTCTCGATCAGGGCGAGCAGCTCGGCGCCCTTATCCTTGATGGCGGACATGCGCGCCTTCTCTTCGTCGGACAGCACGCGGTACTGATGCCGCATCGTGTTATTCGCGGTGCGCTGATCGCTGCCGCTGTCCACCATTTGGTCTTTCATGCTCTTCTCCTCGTACTGCGGTCAGGCGGGATTGCCAGGCCGGGTTGGTCAAAACGGAATGTCACGTGCCCAGTCGAGATGTGGCTCGTAGGTCTGTAGGCACGCGAGCGGGATCTGGTTTTCCTCGATCGTCGAACCGGAGCAGAAGAGGCAGCAAGCAAAGAACCCGCTGCACGAAATGCTATGAACGACCATCCGGAAACCGCCCGACTTTAGCTGCACCACATCACCGATCTTAAAGGGCAACGGATCCGGCTCGGGCGCTGGCGGAAATGGCTGCGTTTTCGCGACAGCCGCGCGCACAGTTTGAGCATTGGCCATCAGCCCTGCCCTCCGAACGTATCGAGCGTGTCGTCGACCAGCTCCATCGTGGTTTCGTGGATCGGGATCGGCTTGCGCTCCTCGGGCACGCCGGCCGCCGCCGCCAGGCGCGCAACTTCGGCCCTCTCGAAAGCCTCGATCCCGGCCAGCACGTCAATGAAGGTCCCAACGATCAGCGTTTCGACGTCGGAAAGCTCAGGATCGTCGATCAGCTTGAGGATCTTCAGCTGCTGGGCGCAAACGGCCGGCGTGGCGCGTTGCTTGCCGATCCGGCGCACCAGCTCGGCGATCGCGTTCGTCGCCTTCGAGTTTTCGGCGCCGGCAAGGATCGCCAGCCGGGCCAGCTTCTCCTGGTCGAACTCCCAGAACTCGGTCAGATAATAGATGACGGAGGCGCAGGCCTCCTCGCCCGCCACGACAATGCCGTCGATCGGCGACAGGGTCGGATCGTCTACGTGAGTTTGCCCGTCAGTACTGCCTGCGGCTTCACCACCATCACCGCCGTTCCATAGATTGAGGCTAATATCGCCAGTTCCTGCGGCGTCGTCGCTACCGGCAGTTCCTTCAGCGCCTGGTACTCCGCTTCCGTCACCTCGATCGGCTCCCGCCTCGGTGCCGGCGTTCCCTTGACCAGATCCACAATCGCCAACAGCGCTTCCGCCGTCAGCGCCTGCGGTGTTTCCGAGTTGGTGGACATCACCGAGCCCGACAGAAAGAACGCCTCCATTGTCTCCGCCCGCGCCTGCTGCATCGATGTCTGCAGGGTCAGCAACTCCTCCCCCAGAGGATAAAGCCCCTTCGCCAGCGCCAGCCGATACTCCTCCTTCTGCCGACGCTCCTCCGCCGATCTCGGCCGCGGTCCCGGTATCGCCTGCACCGGCGTCCGTCCCCTCGGCACTGGCTTCAGGTTCTTTCCCCCTGGCCAGGCCCTTTTGTGCACCTTCCCCATCGCTCACGCCTCCAAGATGCCCAGCGGTATCGACAGCCGTCGCAGCATGCGATGCTGTCTGGTGTTCAAGCCCTCCCGCTGCAGCGGCACCACGATCACCGAGTACCAGTGCCGTTTCAGTTTCCGGTGCCACTGCTGCCGGCGGAACCGCCGTGCTGACAGTCTGCGGCTGGTTTTCTGCTGGATTTTCCGCATTTCCCTTCCCTTTCTTTGACATGCTCATCACTCCTCTTCTGCCGCCGGCACCATGCCGAGGGCCTGCAGGTACGTGTCTAGAAGCGCCTCCTCTTCCATGCGCTGGTCATGGTCCTGGCGACGGATCGCGATCACCTTTTTCAGGATCTTGGTGTCGAACCCCATGGATTTGGCCTCGCCGTAGACGTCCTTGCGATCGTCGTTGAGGGCCTTCGCCTCTTCGTCCAGGCGCTCGATGCGCTCGATGAAGGCGCGCAGCTGGTCACGCGCAATGCCGTGCGTGTCGGTTCCGCTGTTGCTGGGATAGGTCATGGGCGTATCTCCGCCCGATCTCGCCGTTCGATCTCGGCGATGATCAGGGCGGCGGCCTTCACCAGCATTCGTCGGATCGATCCGGGCTTGAACCAGTCCAATGACCACGGCCACCACGCATACGCAGCGTTGGGGTTCACGGCCGCCATGAGATAGGCAATCCCCGCGAACGCCAGTTCGCCCTTGTTGTGGGCATCATCATGCTGATAGTCGAAGCCCTCGGCCTCGATCTGCCGCCGGCGCTCGGCGCCAACGTCGAGAAACGCCTTCGAAAACCAGACATGTTCGGCCGGCTCTGGCTGCTCGGCTGGCTGCGCTTGATGCATCGCCCCTATTCCTCCTGTATCAGGTCGTTGAAATCCTTGCCGACATGGCTCTCGATGATTGTCATCGGCTTGCCGGCCTTCGACAGTGCTTCCCACACCTGGTCGAACTGCTTGATCGCGGTCGCCTTCTCCCAGTCGTTGTCGCGGGAGATCACCACGGCCGAGATGCAGGGAAGGTCGATCGGCGCCGAGCCCATGGCAGACAGGCTGCCGGCGGCCCAGACGCGGGCCTCGGGACAGGCGCGCGCCAGCGAAAGCCCGTCCTCGATCCCCTCGCAGAGGATGAGCGGGTGCGGCCTGGTCGCCGTTTCCGGCGGCTCGCCTTCCGGGCCGTGGGAAATCCGGATCATCGCGCCGCGCGCCTCGCCGAACATGATCTTGGCGTTTTCGTTCTTGCTGACGGGCAGCTTCTGCGGCCCGAGCGGCGAAAGGAATGTCATGTGCACGGCGGCCACCTGCCCTGTCGGCAGGCGCATGGCCGAAAGCACGGCCGGGAAGCGCGGCCCGGCCTGTACTTTGATCCGGCGGCCGTTCTCGTGACGGAATTGCGCCCTTGGCCAGAACTCTTGGCCCGCCGAGAAACGAAACGTCGCCAGATCGCGGTTATCAATGCCTTCGAGCGGGCAGTGCCTGGTCGCGAAGTAACGGCGGGCATGGGTTTCGGCCGTCGAGGCAGAGCCGTCTTGGTAGCCGCCCATCCAGATCTTCTCGGCGTCGGCCATGCGCTTCAACCGCCGCTGCTCGGCCGTGTCGTCGGCCCGCTTGCGCTCTGCCTTGGCGCGATCGGCGAGCTCGCGCCGCTGCGCCGGCGACATGTTGCGCATGCCGAGGAAATCGCGAGCCCAGTCGAGCGCTTCCTTGAAGTCGCAACGGTTGACGTATTCGATCAGACGGATGACATCGCCCTTTTCGCCCGTGCGCCAATCGACCCAGGCGCCGACGTCGCGATTGAGCGGCACCTTGAATTCCGGGCTTTGGGAATAGTCGCCGGTCACCGGATTGTGCGCGACCCATAGCCGCCCCTGCCGACGCCCGTCCGGCAAAAGCTTAGAGCAAAGGCCCTCGATCCGGCGCTTCAGCTCTTCCTTCACCAGGGCGGTGTCGTTGTCGCGCGCCGAGTTCATCCCTCGAAAGCCCCCTCCACTGCGGTAACGATGGCCTCGATCTCGGGATCGCTTTGCCGATCGTCCTCAACCTGTTTCATGGTGATCGAAACATTCGCCTTGCTCATGCTCGCGGCCCGCGCGAGATCGGCCTGGTCGACATGCAGATATTGGTTAGCGATGTAGAGCGCGATCCGACGTAGGCGGGCTGCGCGCAGCCATTGCGGATCCGCCGTCGCCCGCCTCGATGGCTCGGCGTCGAGGATGAAGGCAGGCTTTACGCCGGCGGCCAAAGCAACGAAGGATACCGCGATCCGATACTGCGCCGCCGATCGGCTCTCCCACGGGCGCTTGCCGTCGGTCGCCTTTTCCTTTTCCACCATCCGCCGCTGGCGCTTCAGCTCGGAGACTGCAAGCTTGATGCGCGCCGTCGTCTTGCTGGTGAGCGGCTTTCGGCCGGTTCGGATCAAATAGAGGTATCGGGGGGCCATCTGCGCGGCCCGTAAAACTTCGTCTTCGGATAACCCGGCGGCTTTGATGGCCGCATCAATGTCGGCAATACAATTCATTTTCAGCCCACTTGAGTGGCCGAACGCTGTACAAATCGGCGGAAGAGAAAACATTGCTACGGCAACGGGTGCCGGAGCGAGCCGCCTGCCACGGCGGGAATAATCGGAAAGGCATTGTGCTCGATACCGTCGAGCAGTCGGCCTGACTTGCGCTTACCGACGCGCGTGCTGATCACGCCGCCGAAACAGTCTCCCGACCACCAATGATCAGGCTGGCCGGTGTGAACGTTCTCGGTCCCGTCCATATGACGGCAAAATCCACCGCGATCGCCGATGCTGTAGACTTCACCGGCCAGCCACTCTCCGTTCTGTTTGAGATGGAAGGGCTTGCCGGCAGCTGCTGCCTGGTCGCGCAAGCTGCGGAACCAATCGGGATGAGTAGGCCGTGCTTTGTGGTCGAGCTGGTCAGTCTCGCCGCCTACGATGATCCAGTCAGGCATGAGGGCCGGCGGGATCACGACGCGGCCGAGAAGCGGCTCGAACGAACCGAACGTGAAGAGAGGCCGAAGCTCGATCTTCGCGACTTCCAAGGCGAGCAGGTTGATATCCGCCCGCTTCTGATCCTCGACCGACGTTCCGATCGCCGCATTTTCCGGCAGTCCGCCGGCGGCATCAGCCAGTTTGACGATATTCTGCGGCCGCTTCGTCAGCAGCAGATAGACGAGGTTTGGCGTCCGCCGCATGACGCCGAAGGCATCGGCGCGCCATGAGGGCGGCACCTGGTTGTCGAAGATGTCGGCGAGGCTGGCACAGAAGACGAACGGCGTGGTGCCATCCACCTCGGCGCGCCGCTGCCACCGCAACGGCTCGTTCCAGTTATGGACGCTTGTCCGCACACGCTCGCCGTGGGGGCCCCACTGCACCTTGCCATAGCGCCTGTCCATCAGCGCCTCGGCATAGCATCCGTCGCACGCGGGAGAGACTTTCGTGCAGCCCATCCACGGGTTCCATGTGTGATGGGTCCAGGAGATCGCCGAGTTCTCAGCCATGATCTTCCTCGTCTTGTTGATCGCCGCCGCGAACCGCGTCCAGCCCCTCACGGAGATCGACCACGGTCAGGTCATCGTCGACGTTCTCCAGGAACCGGACGATAAGCCGGCGAACACGCGCCACATGCCCATCGCTGACGGTGCGCCGCTCGAAGCTGCCGTATGACAGCTCCGAACCGGCTGCGACTTCCAAAGCCTCGGCAAGGGTGTTCTCAGCCATCGCGCCGAACCTCTCCCCTGTCGTCGAACTTCTCTGGGAAGATCGACTGCATGATCTTCGTGGTTGCAGCCTGCAGGCGGGAATTCTTCCGAAGTCCGGCGTAGATCGTCCGCTCCGGAATGCCGGCGATGCGGGCCAGCTCGGAACGCTGCATTCCCCGCTGCTCACGCCAGTTGTCGATAACTTTCCATGTCAGAGTCATGGCGGATTCCCTTTTCACTTAATTCATGAAAAGAGTGATTTGCGTGATTTCGTCAAGTGAAGGTTGCGCGATTTTTTAGTGAACGGCCTCACCTTAGTTTTGCGTTGTGGAAAACGGTCGTAGACAACAGCTGCAGTGGTTCAACTTCGTCCTTGAAGCCAAGGGATGGAGAGTGGCGGAGCTTGCGCGTCGCACGAAGACCAACCCCTCGACCTTCGCGAAATTCCGCAACGATCCCGACAACAAGGCGATGCTTGAAGACGCGACGATCGCGCGCATCGAGGAGGCGACGGGGATCAAGGCCTACGAGCATTCCGTCTCGGGGAAGCCCCGCGGCCTGGCCGAGCAGGAAAGCTCCCGTTACGACGCCGAGCCCATGCAATCGATCGACGGCGCCGTCCAGGCTCTGAAGGCCGGGCGGAACGGCGTCGATCCATGGATCCTGCGCTCGCGCTGCCTTGAGCACGTCGGCTACTTGCCTGGCGACGTTATGATGGTTGACCTGAATGCCCGGCCCGAAGTAGGTGACGTCGTCTGCGCGCAGGTCTATGACCGCACGGGACGCGCCGAGACCGTCTTTCGGATCTTCGAGGATCCTTTCCTGGTCGCCGCGACCATGGACCCGAACCTGATGAAGCCCCTCCTGATCGACAACGACCGCGTGATCGTCAGCGGCGTCGTCGTCGCCTCGTTCCGCGAGCGCCGCGCCGCCTGATCCATTTGCGACGCGATGCACTGAATTCAGGAACGTTTCCGGTTTACCCCACCACATTGAATTGAGGAACGTTCCCGGCGCTTTCGGCGGCACTGAACTCAGGAACGTTCCTTAACCCGTTGCTAACACTGAACTCAGGAACGTTCCTTTTTCGCGGTTATCCCCAGCTTTGAACCCTGCAGTTGTCCGCAGCTTCACTAATACAAAGTCATCAGTTTCACTCTTTTCATGAATTAAAGATTGCGAAATCACTTTTTCAGTGACATTTTCATCAGCGTAGTGATTTGGGCTGATGGAGACGCGAAGCATGATTTCAGCAATGAAGGAATTGGACCCGACGATGACGCAGCGCGAAGTCGCCACCATCATCGGCTGGACGCCGGAGACCTTCTCCCGGCACAAGAAGCGGCTGATTGCCTCCGAAGGTTTTCCGGCGCCGCTGCCCTCCGGCCTTTACTGGCGGGCAGCGGTCATGCGCTGGCTCGAAACCTACGGCGACAAAAAGGCCGCCGCGACCGCGTCTGCAATGGGTAAAAGTATCGCGTCCATCCGTGTGCATGACGATCGCCAGGCGCTCACCGCCAAGTATGTCGGGAGCAACGCGGCATGAGCGTCAAAATCGCCTGCCGCTGCGGTCAGCACCGGATCGACTACACCGCCTATTTGCTGATGTCCGCTGGCGCGCGAAACGCCTTCCGGACGGAAATCGAAACCTGCCGTGGCTGCGACGATGCCGACAGCAAGGCACCGCCAGCGGAGGCGCGCTGATGAGCACGCCTCTCTCCGAAAACCCGGCCGTGCTAAACCCGCGCAAGACGCTGTCCCAGGCTGAACAAAACGCACTCGGCGCGATCAACTTCTTCAAGCACCAGGCGCCCGAGGCCGGCGGCTGGCGCATCGGCAACAAGCGGGTTCACATTCGCACCATCGCCGGGCTGCAGCGTCACGAGCTGGTGAAGGTCAGCGGCCGCATTTCCCTCACACAGGCAGGCATGGTCGCAGCCGAACGGCTGAAAGGCGGCGGGCGATGACGGCCGTCCCCGAAGATCCGCACGCGCTGCTGCGCGCACTCGAGGAGCAGGCCAGCGACCACGAGATCATGAGCCGGATGGTCGAGTATCTGCGCGACCTGGTCAGGGCCCGTGAAGATATGGAAAGCCTCATTCGCCTGCAGACGATCGCGAGCGCTGCCCGCGCTGCCTTTATAGTGGAGGCGGCATCACTCCTGGTCGAGCACGAGACCGGCGCCGAGATCATGTCGCTCTGCCGCCATCGCCGGCCGCGACTGAGGCTCGTGCAATGACGCCCTCGTCGCTGATCCTCCTTGCGCCGATCGCCGTTCTCGCCGGCCAAGCACTCGGCTTTGGCTTCGTTTACCTGGTCATCCAGCTCGACGCGGCGTCCCGCATCCGACGGCCGTCGAGGGTCGCTCCGCCCGCCGCCTGACGGGGCGACCACCCTTCCCTGCCCTGACCGCGCCCCCAGTTCGCCCAGCGGTCAGATTGAACCCGGCGGTCTTTGTTTCGCGTGGCCGCCGGGTTTTCCTTTTGTTCAACGCGTATGGAGCACGCGCATATGAGTACCAATCCCAAGATCAAACATGTCGCCTGGCGAGACGGTCGCCCGCGCTTCGAGCCTTCGCCGACGTTGCGCAAGCTCGGCTACAAGGGCGAGGATCTGAAAACGGCCGACGGCCGCTGGATGACCGCTGGCGAGGCGCTGGACTGGTCGAATGCTTTCGCCAAGCAGCTCGCCGGCGAGAAGCGCAAGGCCCGCATGAGAAAGACAGGCCGGCACGAGCCGACGCAGGTCCCTGCCTCGCCGGCGCTCAAGCCTACCTATCCCGTCCGCCAGCTCTTCGACGATTGGCTGAACGTGTCGAAAAACCCGTCGATCGCCGACCGCGCCGACAACACGATGCGCGACTACCGACAGAAGGCGAAGGTATTCGAAAACCATCTGCCGGACGTCTATGCGGCCGAGGCCGAGGCGCTGACGAAGCCGATCTGCATCGGCCTCTATGATGTGCTACGCACCAAGGCGGGCATAGCGACGGCGGCTGGCGCGATGCGGATCCTCGGCATTGCCCTGCAATGGGCAATGGATCGCGGCAAGTTTCCGGATATGCACGTCAACCCGGCGCACAAGCTCCGGATGAAGGTGCCGGATCCGCGCATCCGGTTCGCCACGAAGCAGGAAATGAAGGTGCTGGTCGAGACGGCCGACGCCATGGGCGCCCACGAAATGGGCGACATGTACACGCTCGCCGTATGGTCCGGCCAGCGCCAGGCCGACCGCCTCGAATTCCAGCTCGCCGGCCGTGAACGTGGCCGCATCACATTTCGCCAGGGAAAGACGAAAGTCATCGTCTCCATGCCGGAGGCCCCGGAGCTGCGCAAACGCCTCCTGGCGGCCGAGCAGCGGCGAAAGACGGCCGAGGTGATCTCCCCCTACGTCATCCTCAACGAGGAGGACTGGAAGCCCTTCAAGGCCGATCGCTACCGCCGCCGATACGAAGACATTCGCCGCGCGGCCGCCAGGCAGTTGCCGAGCCTCAAAACGCTCCGCGACCAGGACTTCCGCGACACCGCCGTCACTTGGCTTGCGATGGCAGATTGCACCATCCCGCAGATCTGCGCGATCACCGGTCACAGCTTCAAGACGGCCAACGACATCCTGAAACACTACCTCGCCATGAACCCGGATCTTGCGGACAGCGCGATGGCGAAGATGATCACATGGTTCGAGAAGGAGGAAACGAATTGACCGAGAGACCGAAACCGCTCGCGATCGCCGCCACCTATTGCGATGCACTGGCGAGCGTCCACAACAGCATGCACGGCACCAACGAGGACGTCGCGGTCGGCCTGATGCTGTTCTTCGACACCATCCACAAGCGCGACCCGCGCATGATGCCGATCGTCATCGCCGCCTGACAGAAACACACCGGCATTCAGGCAACGAGGGAAGTCGAGCTTGAGCACGCCCGGATGCTCTCAGAGAAACTGGCCGAGGGGAGGCTGCCATGATCAACGTCACGATCGAAGACGAGCTGATCGGCCATATCGAGAAGTTCCCTGGCAACCTGCCGGCAGAGCGCTGGGCGGCCTACCTGCCCCGCCAGGCGGGCGACGTCGGGACTTATCCCGCACGCCGTCTCAGCTTTCCGACGAGGAAGGCGGCTGTCGCTTGGCTGCTGGAAAATCACGCGTCCGACACGTCCGACCAAAGAGCGTCGGAAAAGTCGGAAGGCATGTCGGAAGAAAAGTCGGAAATTCAGTGA